CAGAGTGTTCTCCAATACCTGTAGATCTACTTAAATAGATTTCAACATTGGCAATGTGTTTATTTATATGTCCTACATAATAGGACTTCAAAGCTGATAATAACATCTCTCTCATATTTATCTCCCTTCTATATCTACAACTTCACATACACCTGCAGTACAGGCTAGTTCTTTACTACCACTAGTAGTATCTTCTTTTTCAAAGTCTTGTAACTTACTCCAATCTATAGCACGTGGCATAGCTTTTGTCAAGTCATTATATTTATCTTCATCTATATCTTGATAAGGTGCTTGTGCATACGTGTGATCACTGAAAGGTAAAAAGGATATACCTGATACCTCATCAAAGTTATCATACACCCATGCACCAACTCTCATCCACTCGTGCTCTTTGACAGATATAGTTACAGAGGGTTTATGCTCACAC